GTGAATTTCGGTGGAAGCAACTCCATAGAAAGCGAAAGAACCCAGTGTCGGTGCAGCAGTTGCTAAACAGTTAACTGTAGCTAGGCTAGAGCATAAGGCAAAAGCATAACTCCCAATCGAAGTCACACTATCAGGAATATTTATACTGCTAATACTTGAGCAGTATCTAAAAGCACTACTCCCAATCGAAGTCACACTGTCAGGAATATTTATACTGGTAAGACTTGAGCATCCATAAAAAGCATAACTCCCAATAGAAGTCACACTATCAGGAAGAGTTATACTGCTAAGACTTGGGCAGCCTCTAAAAACATAATTCCCAATCGAAGTCAAACCATCAGAAAGAGTTACACTGCTAAGACTGCTGCATACGTCAAAAGCAAGATCCCCAATCGAAGTCACACTATCGGGAATATTTATACTGGTAAGGCTTGAGCAGCCTCTAAAAGCATAACCCCCAATCGATGTGACGCTGTCTGGGATATTGACGCTAGTCAGGTTTGAGCAGTAGTAAAAAGCACCACTCCCAATCGAAGTCACATTACTACCAACGTAAAGAGAAGTGAGATTGTTGTTGCTTTGATACCCATCAGAAGTGGTAATACTCGTTAGGTTCCGTGTCTGCTCTACGCCTGATTGAAAGTCTGTTGTGTAGGGGTAGTTGATTGACCCAATAGAGTCACGGATGCCAGCGGCATCCGATGCTTGCATCATTGAGTCAACTGAGGAGGATACTGTAAGGTCTGCCATTTTTGTTAGGGTCTAATATATTTGGAAGTAGAGTCAGGGCGGAAGTATGAGAACCCACCACTTGGTCTAATGTAGTAAAACTTCTGCGGTGGAGGCGCAACGCTAGTGGTGGTGCTCTTACCGTTCAGTGAACTCTTTAAACTTAAAAACATTTTAGTATTTGTGAGCTACGACTACACCTGACGTAATAGTAAAAGCACTGAACTGACCGTATAAAACAGTGCCAGCTGCAAGAGTGATCGACTGCAAATTAGCAATGCCGTCTACGTTACTAGCGGTTAAAGAAGAGAAAACGGTGTCATTGATTATTTGCAATGCTCCGTAGCGTTGACCTGAAGTAGATCCTCCGCTAGTAAAAGCTTCGGATCCAACTGAGGAAAATTCGAGGGCGTTATTGCGTGATTTCATATTGTTGATTATATCACAGGGGTTACTATCGAGCCTGGCGGCTGACGTAAGTTGAGAATCTATTTACAAGGTTAGTATTGTTTACACGGTTGTCGATTTTCTCCAGTTCCAGTGCAAGGTAAGTGGCAGCTATTTGCTCTTCAGCAATTGCCTTCTCTTGCTCGCCCTGTACCCGTAGGAAGTCAGCATATGATCCGTGTGCGATAAAGTAGAACCACTCCTGTGGTATGTCAGTGGATGCTATAGTAAATGGAGAGAACTCTTTTTTGTATGTAACAAATACTGAGCCAGCTTCATTGCTACTGACGTTCATAATGTGAGCACCTTGGGATGTCACATAGAACTCGTACTCCTTTGCGGAGTTATTAAGAAATGGTTGCTTCTGATGTATCCGAATGAACTCAGCAATATTATCCTTAGCGGACTCCGTATAAGGAACTGTTTGAGCGGGACTGGTTGATACTGTCCTCTCTTCTCCTGCCGTCATATATCGAGGCCAGCTCTCAGAGGTCTGATATGCCTCGTGAGCACGTCGATTCACGAACTGGAGGATCTGAGCCTTCTCTGGATCCGTAAGGCTTCCTGCCCCTATTAGGGCTGTTGTAAGTGCCAGTAAATCGTCGTATGACTTCGTCTGCATTAGATTTGATTAGGTGATAGTTCCGGGAACCGCTTGTTGTAATTCTGTAGGAACTCCTTCGAGTGAACCTCGTCGTGTCCGTATTTAGATGTCAGGCGGAAGAACTCACGCGCTGGCATTGTTGCAATCGGCTTGCCCAAGGTTGGGTGCGTCTTGCCTTTTAATTCCGATGCCTCCTTGACTGCTTGTTGGTAGCGGTCCTTCTCGGTTGCCGCCTCCAGCTTGAAGCCATTCTTGATCTCGTTCATAAACGCACGATCAATCTCGCCATCGGAGTACTTCTTGATGTTTGGAATAACAATATCCATAAAAGAAAAGGGCGGGGGCATTTTGCCCCCAACCCTTGATCAATTAGATTTAAGCGATTGCTGTAATCTTACCGTGAGCGGCTGGCTGGTAAACACCCAATGTAAGGGCGCAATCAACGTAGCCGCGCTCACCACCACCTTGGTTAGGTAGACGAGTCGAACCCATAGGGATCAGTTCGTGTACACCGTAGTACTCAGGGTTGATGAGGTAGCCTGTGTCCTTGTTAGTTGTGTCAGGAGCGCAAGCAGGGTTCATATTTACAACAGATACGATACCGTGATCGCTTTGGTAGAGGTCAACCGATACCTTGATAGTAGAGCTTCCGCCGTCGTAGTTCACGTTGCGGAGGTCGTTCTGACCAGTTTCAAGGACACGAGAGAAGTCACTTACTTCACGACGAAGAGCAGTGTCAGCAACCAACATAAGGTTGTTGCTTGAACCATTCTCGCGGAAGATCGAAGTGATAAGCGAGTTAAGAGTGTCCTCGGAGAAGTCACCAGAAGTGTGCTCGCTGGATGCAGGAGTCTTGTAACCAGCAGGTACAAGAGCGTCAGCAGCATTACTGTCGATGAAAGTACCAAGACCAGCCATACGGTAAGGAGTATCAGTACCGTTCTCGGCTGTACGTGCTTGAGCACCGCAAAGAGTTGCCTCGATGTCGCGCTTGAGTTCACGGATGGACTTAGCTTCAGCTTGTGCGATCTTAGCAGGACCTACGCTGTCAACAGCTTCTTGCAGGTCAGAAACCTGGAAGTCACGGCGGAACTTTTGAACGTAGTTACCAAGACGAGCACGTCCAGAGAACTTGTCAGTGAATGCACTAACGTCAGCACCCTCGCGGATACCGGCAGTGTTAACGTCCGCAAGGCCGTCAACAGTCCACTCTACGAAAGTAGCATTTGCTTTGGATTTGTTCGCAGAAGAAAGAACTGGTGTTTCTTCAGGAGCAAGGATAGTGAGGACATCAGTAAGGTCCTCGCGGTTAGATACCCCAGAACCGGGATTAGTTGTGTCGTATGTATTTGAGAATGACATAATATATTGTGATTAGTTGTTAATAAGTTTCGGAACTATTGTCCCATTTTGAATTTTCGGAGTTCTGCAAAATCGCGAGCACTACCCGACTCTCTGAACCTAGCTTCCAATTCCTTGATAGCTTTGGCTGTTCTTGTCGAAGTCTTCTCTGGTTTAGCCGAGGATGGTGTCCCTGTCTTTGACGGGTTAAGTACAGGTGATGTTTTCTTGCTCTCTACTGGCTTGCGCCCATAGATGCTGTTTGTAGCGTGAGCGAACCAATAATCCAATTGCGCTGCTACTTCGGGGGCTTCACGCTTGATAACTGTCTTTAGTTTCTTGAAGCGGTCGTCGCCTACCGTAGCCTCGAATTGTTTGCGTAAGTCATTGTCCTCACCCTCTAGCCAACTAAGTTCTTTTCGAGCACGATCAGAGAAGGAATCAGCAAGCTGCTCTCCTTGGATCTGTGCCTGAACCTTGTTGAGCTGATCAGGGAGAAAAGTTTTCTGTGCTTTACGAGCCTTTAACAAAGCCTGCCGCACGTCCTTCTTAGTCCACTCCTTACCTTCAATCTCGGTTACTACATCATCTGCTGCGTAGCCATCACTCTCGAATAGAATATCCTCCGCCCACTCGACTACTTGCTCGACTTCCTGTGCCTTATCCTGCAACTTATCGACGGAGTCAAGGTTGCTGTAAGGGTTGTTGTCGACCTTCTTGGTCTCTAGCGGGTTGGGTTTTTCTTGTAGCTTGGCTTCCATCTGAGCAAGTCGTTCTTCGGCAGCTTTACGTTTTGCAGTCAATTCTCCGAATCGAGCTACAGCACGGCTGCCTAACTTGTCAGCTAGTTCACGCAAATCATCCTCGGACATATCGTCCAGGTCCAACTGTGAAAGAACATCTTCGGATCCTTCAGCTTCTTCGGTTGCTTCCTCTTCGGTTTCCTCTGACTCAACTGATTCCTCAATTTCCTCTTCGGCTACCCCTTCGGTTACTTCCTCGGTTACCTCTGCATCGGGTTCTGAATTACTTACTTCAGGGATATCTAATCCTTGAGTTAGTCCTCCAAGCCTCCGGGCTGCAAGATCCGCGACGGATATATTAGTATTGTCCACTGAACTTTGGTCTGCCTCAGCGTTAGCAGTTGCGATTTTGTCTGTCATATAGTTATCCACTCATTAACGCCGAGCGATGGCGATGGGTGGATTATAACACACTGGTTTACAACTGATCCGAGTGACGCTTCTTGAGGGCTTCCCAGTTCACAAACTGGAGGATTTGGTCGTACGTAATGATACGACCGGATACCTGCTGGATAGTATCACTTGATGCTTCGTGCATTTCACTAATGGTCTCCTCACGTAGGTCGTGAATAGTCTTAATGAACCGAGCAAAGGTTTCGTGATTATGCAGGGCTTGTAGATCTTCTTGGATATTCATATTATTGTGCTAGTGAGCGCATTAAACTAACTGTACGGGGACCGCGACTTTTAACATCCTTGTACCAGTCACTGTCAACCATCTCGTCTGCCGCCTTATTGTAGTCATTGGCTCGTAGTCCTTCACTCATCTTTTCAAACTTCTTGAGTTTAGTAAGACCAAGGTTGAATGACATATCTACGATGGCTTTCTTTGCTGGCTCAGGGCGACTTGCAAACTTGGGGTCGAACTTTACAGCATCGTTGAATGCCTGGGTCAAGCTACGGTTATATAGTTTCTTAATCTCTGAGTCACTGAGTTTCTTGCCCTGGAAGATTTCATTGATATCCATACCTTCTTCCTTGAGGATCCTGCGATTCATCGGTTCCTCTAAGTTAAAGCCTATACCAATGGTTCGCTTGCCCTTGCTGTCCTTGTAGACCTTTTGCTTATAGCCTTCATTCTCGACCATCATAGCAAAGTATTCCTTTGCTCGCTTGTCCTTGACTCGACTGATTGCGTACTCTCTAGGTGTCAT